TACCCCAGTTTAGCCGAGGTGCACTTGGGAAGATATTTCCCGATTCGTTAGGTTCTATAATACTCCCATTCGGGAGCATGTCAACAACTCATTTCATTTATTTTTCAATACGTCACAACGGTAGTCAACCCCGCTGCAAACAACCAATAAAACCCCATGCGCCAGTTGCCATCATTAAAATAAGGCAGTGCCGCACAGGTTTGAATCACGATTAAAGCGGTGGGAAGTAGTTTGGCGATCATGGTTTTATTATCTCTCTGATTCGGCCTTCAACTGACAGGCTAAATTCAACATTGTCCCGTAAGTAATTTTCCATTGTTATATACAATACATCGGTGATCATTTGCTTGTCAGTTACCACTTGATCAAGTTGTTTTTTGAACAGTGTCAATGATGCTTCAAACTCATACTTTTGTTTTTTCAATTGTTTTTCGAGTGCTTTAACCTTGTTTTCTAAAGCCAAACTCATGCCGCTAACCTCACCGGCACACTGCATAAACCGTATTGACTAAATTCAGCGATAAAGGCATCAACGTTATCCCCTAAGTACGCGAACAATTGATTGCGATCATTACCGCGTTGCTGCATCCCCGTCTCAGGATTAATAAAGCCAATACGGTGATCAGGTAGACAAAGTGCCGTGCAATGTTCCCCAATATAGGTTTTCCACCAGATTGTGTCCGGTACATTATTCGTTAATACAATAGCTTGCGTGGTGAAGCCTATCCGATAGTTTTCGGCTAAGTCTCTACAAAATGGCTTAGCCAGCCCATAACCATACGGCGGGTTAAGCCATACATTGCCATGCCATAGCTTTTCTAGCCCTGATCGTTTTTGCGTGTAATAGGTTTTTGCTTGCACTGTTAACTGTGCCTGCTCATTCGATGCTGGATCAGTATCAATACTGCCCATTACTTTACGTGCCGATTCTATATAGTGTGGGGGTGTGCCCCATTCGTTATTTGCCATTACAATTAACCTTTATTATGTCGTCTTAAGTTCATCATTACTTGTGGTGATACGTAGTAGCTACCTTCAACCATAATCGCATCAACCTCTTTCCCGAACTGGCTATCAAGCCACTGGTTAAATTCGTGTCTAAACTTATCAGTTACCATCACTTTGTCACTAAGCTGAATGCCTGATGAGTGATAAGGCAACATAGCTGCTTCAATAATATTTACACCACCAAGCTGGGCGTTTCCACGGCTCATATCTACTATATTTTGTTGTCTTCTCACCTTATCGTCCCCTAAGCGTCCAACACGCATCACAACGCAAAACGGTATGTTTGCCACCGTTAATGCTGGTTACTTTCTTTTTAATTAGCTGCGATTCTGGTTTGTATTTTCTACAACTCGCACAGTATTTTGTTGGTTCATTCATTATCTTCGCCTTTATGTATTTGATTTAAGTTGACCGCTTACGCCGGTCAGTCGGTGATGCCGTTCTGGTGGTGTCTCAAGGGCCATCTTCATCACGCGGTGCTTATTCGCCCGAACATCCGCTGCGGTAATTTGGTTTATTTTTTTATTGCGTGGATGGTTACACCACGTTTTTCACCACTCTCTATTACAATTTTTTTACTTGGGTCTTCACCGCTAAGATCTACAGCAAGCGTGGTCAGGCTTACGAATAAACCCGTTACTAGTTCTAAACCGGCGTTTAGATCTTTTTTAGTAAATTCAATTACTGCATCTGTTATTTGTTTTTCTTCGATTGTGTACATTACTTTCTCCTTATCGTTTAAAAACCCAACACCGCTTACTTTTTCTTGTAAGCCGTGAGGTTACGGGGCCATTACTTACATATTCGTGTTTTTTGCTGGTATGTAGATTCCGGCGTAACTCTTTAGGATCGATTATTGGTAAATCACGTCGTTTACACGCCACATAAAAATCTTCTAAATTCACCGATATCTCGTCTTCTGGTCGGTTTGAGTGGTTCATTTGATGAACCATTTGTATTTGTGTTTCTTCTAAATCCAAGCGTTTATCGAGATAATCAAACTGTGCCCAGAATTGTTGGACGAGTTCGCTGTCTTCGTTCAATGATGCTTGGCGTTCAATCGCCATTTGTTCGAGCATGTCGTGTGTTTTTTGTAAATCGTCTTCGCCTATTTCTGGATATAAGCCATGCAGGCAGTTAGCGAGAGCCATAATCTTTGCGTGGTTTTCGATGATCCGATTTGTTTTGATTTTGCCGGTGCTGATTAGGTGTAGCCGATGCCGATCAAACTGGCTGTTAAAGTGCTTCAAAATACGGTCGGCTTGTTTAACGGCATTAACAACAAAGCCATTCACCTCTTCCACTTTTATCGCATTTAATCGTTGCGATGCGTTATAACCCGCTGAACTGTGGTGGCTAGTGTCAAACCAAAGATCGACAAGTCGCGTTTGCATGGCTTCAGATGCCACTATCTTGGTGTTTTGTGTCCAGGCTAATATCCCTTTAAACTCTGGTTTTCGGGTTGAATTGTCTTGTGATTTAATACCAGTTACTTTGCCGAACTCGCCTTCAAATAAGTCTTTTAACTCATTCCAGTTGAATTGTTTTTGGTGGGTGTTTTTCTCTACCTCGTTGTCGGTTTCATTAAAACAAACCGGCAAGTTTGATACTTCTGACATCTTGCGAACCCGTCCTGCCGCAGTGGATGCAGCGGGGTTAAATGATTCGCCGTCTTTGCCTAGCAACCGCCATAACACATCAATTAACAACGATTTACCCGAATCAGCTTCGCCGGCTATTTGCAAAAAAGGATACGAGCGGTGTTTCCTGCGTATTTGACCGACGAACAATGAGCCAAACCACCATGACAAGGCGACTAAGCCCTTGGTGCCAAAAGCGGTTTTAAAGTCAGGTATCCATGTCGCATTATGCTTTTCTGATAGCTTTTGTTTAATATCAACCGTGGTTTTGATGCCTTCTTTTCTCAGTTGAAAAAACGATTGACTGTTAAGTTTATGAACCCGACTACCTTCAACTGCATAATTATTAAACACGTAGGTTTGGCTTGCGCTATCAAAGCCAACAAAGTCGATTGTTCTGACTTCTTTGGTGTTGTAACGCGTCCATTCTTTATATAACCAATCAAGATCGTTTTGGATGCCAGTGAATAACGCACCCGGTAAACGCATCGATGATTTTTTAAAGTCACCGGCTGCTGATAGGGTTTTATGCGTAAAGGCAATCTGACGTTCTTGACCATGGTTAGCTAGTTTAAAGCTAAAGAAGTATTGACCGTCTTCGCCATTATCTGGCTGTTGAAAGTACAAATAATTCATTGAGAACGTGGCTATTTCACGTATTTTTATACCTTGATTGGCCGCGTATTCGTTGGCTTTGAATGTTTGCTCGTTGGTGGCTTCTTTTAAGATAAGTTTAAGATCATCATCTGACATTTGATGGCTATCAAACCCCGCAATGCTGCCCCAATAGGATTTATACGCCTTGTCATACAGTTCTTTATCCATTTTGGCGGCATAGGTTCTTTTGCTAAACGAATAAATAAAATAATTACGGTTGGTGTTGTGTTCCCACATTATTTGGGCTTTTTCAGTGTAGCTTTGTGCTAATTCAAGGCGGCCTAAGTAGCGATAAAAGTTAATGTCTTTTTCGCTTAGTTTTCCGGCTTTGTGCAAGTCGTTCCAATCCGACTTGGCATCATTGCTACTCGATAACGCGGCGGTGACGTTTTCGCCCATATCACGTAATGTTTTACTGTGTTTTTCAAGTGCTTTACGCCCTGCCGCATCATTATCAGTGGCTATCACCCATGTAATATCGTTTCTTAAATGCGGTTTGAGTGATACATCAGGAAACGTACCCGACGACATGATCGCCACGGCCTTGATGCCATTTAAATTAAGTGCAATCGCATCAAGAATGCCTTCAACCAACCAAATTTCATCACCACTATTAATAGTGAGTGTCGGTGGTTGCCACCAATAGCCCTTAAATGAGCCTTTAAAACTTTTATTACGTGATTCAGTATCGCCCTGTTCATCTGTGATAATCACATCATCAATCAAACGTTCCCATAGGATCTGTTTGGCTTCATCAAGATAAAAACGCACCGATGCCGTGCCTTTATTGCCACGGGGATGGTAATACGCCCCTTGCTCGTACCAGCCCTTAATTTGAGCGATATCAAAACCACGGATCAGCGATAAATACGCATCTGCAGTGGCATGCGGGTTTTCTTGAGTCGGTTGATACTTTTCGTTTAATTTCTCGAATAGTTCAGGGAATAAATCCTTAGTCGGCTCTGAATAATTACACTTATTAGTGCGATCACATTGCACGTTGCCGGGGTTATCAATCCACGTCCACAATGATTTTTTCTCACATTGTGGGCAACGACCGCGTAAGTATTTACCCTGTTCGACCATCTGAAAATCATTAACTAATAGGTTTATTATTTGTGGGTTTAGATCATTTCTTTGCATTAATTATCTCCGTAACACAGTTAATTTGTATGCAGGAAATAAATATATCTAATGTTCCATAAACAGCTAAAATCGAATCTTTATACGTCGATCCGAATAGTGTACCGTGCTGTTTTTTGAATTTTGTTACTATGCCTTTTGCTCTTCGTTTGGAACCGTAACCACACGACAATGTAACTTCTCGTCCTACTTCGCAGGTTTTCTCGTCCCATCTTGGGCCATATCGTCGAAGTTCTTCCTGTTTCATTCCAGAGACAAACTCTAAGTAGTATTTTTTATTAAGGGGTATAAACAGAGGTTTTTGATTAATTATTTGCATGGGACACCGCTTGTTAAGGTCTGTTATCTTGATCGCATTTAGTGCATGGTCCTGAGTAAAGCTGATACTCACTCATGAACTTTCCGCACCCTCCACATCGGTATGTTGTTTTTTTATGTGGTTTTGGCTTATTAAGCTTTATTCCCGTACCTTTTAAAGCTTCTTTAACGCGAACATACTGCATATCAACAACTGGCCGTGACCTAGCATCGATGTAATCTTTAGGCCAAGGGATATCCGTTTCTCGGCATTGATTCTGCTTAACGGCGTCATCTTTTGTATAAATATGAGCCTTGGTCAAATCAGTTGTATAGCCACGAGCATCTTTAGCCCACCACAGAATATCGTTGCCAACATAGGATCGGTTGTCCTGTAAATAAAATAATTCGTCCATCACTATCCCTTCAGCCCCATCTGCATAAAGCGATGAACATCATCAACTTCAAAGACTACGGTACCGTTAAATGTGCGTTGTAATTCAGCAAGCGTTGGATCGTTTTTTAGACAATCCGCCAGGGCGGGATCGGTTTTTTTGATACCTGCCCACAATGTTTGCCGTTGATTTTTTGTGAGTGTCGCTGGGTCTATCAGTCTTTTTGCCGGAACCCATTCAAGTGGCACATAAGTGAACCAGTCGGGTGGATTTTTAAGGCTCATATCAGCCAACCATATCGGTGACTTGCTGTTTAATGTGCAAACGGCTGTAACCGTCTTGAATAAAATAACTGAGCGTAGCGGTAATGAAATCAATCAATTGCTGATTATCATTGTTGAACTTTCGTGCGTTCTCAGCCATCAGCCGGCGCACTTCATAATTGAATTCATCTTGAATATCACGGTCGATCAGTGTGCGCAGTGGTTCATCCAATACGTGTGTCACAGTTGCGGTGTTGTGGCCAAGTAAAACAGTTGCTTGGTTTGGTTGATTCATCTTCATATCCTTTTATAAAACGATTGTTTTGACGGCCTGTTCGCCCCGCCATTCTTAATGTGCGTGATGCACGTGGTGCTCTGGGTCCACGGCGTATATCTATGTGACCGGCGGTGAAATTCATAATCAATAGCAAAGCCAGGCACTTGATAAATAAGCTGTGGTCGTGGGTAACTTCAACGTTAACTAAGCCCAGTGCTACAGCTGTCGCTACAATTTCAGCGCTACAACGACATTCTAATTTTCCGGCAATACTTTCTATTTGTTTACCTACCGTGCTGGGTGTTCTAAATACGCGTGCCGCTATTTCTTTTCTTAAATAGCCTTCACACAAATAACGCAATATCACCGCCTCTTTAGGTGATAACGGTCCGTGTTTAATCGAGGTGGCAAGTAATTTGTGCATAATTTGGGTGTTTTAACCAATATTAAGGTGTTAGAAAGCTAGGGATAATGTGTCCCATGCTAAACAACCTGATTACCACGAACGTCAATGCCATAATTCGCCTTAAGCCCAGAGTTAATAAGCTGCCGGCTCATGTCGGCTTCGCTCATGTTGTTTTCATATGCCAGCTCAATAATTCGCTCCCTAACGCTGGGAGAGTGCCGAAACGAGATCTGTGCTGATATGCACTGCGACTTCGTTGTTTTTGATAATTTGTTTACTTCTATAGACATGGTTTAATCCTGTTATAATTTGTTTTAAAGTGAGGTTGTTAAATGACAAGTGAAACGATACCCCCTAATAAATGGACAGGCAAGAAAAAACATGGAGAAGTTTTCAGGCTTCAACGGTTTATGTCTGAGAAAAAGCTAAAACCCATTGATATTCAAAATGATACGGGTGTTAGCGTACGGACGGTAACGAACAGTATTTATGAAGAAAACCCGCTTGGATCTAAATTCTTGCGCGAACTTCACGCTAAATATGGAGTTTCTATCGATTGGATAGTTTCAGGTGTTGGTTCGATGCTATTACACGATGAGCCATTCATTAATGAAGATTCACCGGCAGATTATCTGGGAATTAAAACTAACGCAGGTGCCAGTTCAATTAATAGAACAGCACGTGATCAACGTTTACTAGGGTTTATCAGTGAATGGCTTACTTATGCTGGCGATGATGAGAAAGCGTGGTTAGAAATGGAATTAAAATTTAATCTAGTGCAGTACCAACGCTATTTAGAGGATCTAGATAATGACGAATAACACACCGCTAATAACTGAATATGAACACGTCGACACCCGAACATTGCAAGACGGCTGGCTAGAAGTGGCCCGAAATATTGAGGTGTCAATGATGCAAGCCGGTGCTGTACCGGGTGACGATTACACCTATCTTGATCTGTATAAATTAGCCCAGCCCATCGTCCTGCAACAACTAAAAGACGGCGCCATAAATCGCTAGCCGGATGGGGTGGCCTCGGGGAAAGCGTAATCTACGTAATCAATTAAAAAATAAGCGTTTTTCTTGTTTATATTCATGGCCTTACAGTCGATATAAAAGTGTAATTTTTCTGTAACTTAGCGTAATCGACCTGCACGCATTAAGCGTCTTAAACATAAGCAGCATAAGGATTTAAGACACATTACGGTTAGCGTAATGAAGTGTAATTATTTCGTAACTGAACGCCGTAATTAGATTACAAAAAAATTACGGAAAAATTACGGTCTGAAAAAGCCAAAAACACCACTTAACCTTATGATATATATAGATATAAAAAAATATTTTTAATTAGGTTACGTTAGTTACGGTGTTCCCGCTATGACCCCGTCCGGCTGGAAAAACCCTCGCAACACTTAACACTACACATATAAAAGGACTTTTAAATGTCTGTTACTAAACAAGATAATGGTAAATGGCTTGTCCAAATAGATCGGAAAGGATTGAACCGCGTTCGTCGCTCATTTGAAACACGAAAAGAAGCCGAAATATTCGAACGAGAGTATCTGTATGGCTACGCACCCAAGAAAGCAGAATCACATGATCCGCGAACGCTACTTGAACTGATTAATATTTGGTATGAATGTCACGGCATTAATCTTGCTCGCCCTGAAACGTTTAAACGAGAAATGGATAATATTGCCAACGACCTAGGTAATCCGATAGGCCATCACATATCGCCAGAAATGTTCCTTAAATACCGATTTAAGCGTACAAAAACAAATGAAGCGCCCATTTCATTCAAAACATTTAACAATGGCCACGGCTTACTGTCCGCAATGTTTAATCGCCTATTAAAACTAAAGGTAATTGATTATCAAAACCCGCTCAGCGATGTCGATAAACTGAAAATACAAGAAAAGCAGATGAGTTATCTATCGTCAAATCAGATAGAACAATTGTTATCAACAATAAATGAGAAAGGCCGCAATCAATCGACCTGGTGGGTGACGAATATTTGCTTGAGAACCGGCGCGAGATGGAGTGAAGCGGAACAGCTTAAGTTTAAACAATTGAATCATGGGAAAGTAACGTATGAGATCACAAAATCTAAACGCCTAAGGACCATTCCACTCGATGATGATTTTTATAATAAATTAATGATTTTCGCCGCCAATAAAAACCCTAACGATCGAATATTCACCGACTGTTACGAACCGTTCGACAGAATGATTAAGCGATCAGGCATCGAATTACCAAAAGGCCAGCTAACACACGTGTTAAGACACAGCTTCGCTAGTCACTTCATGATGAACGGCGGGAATATACTCACATTAAAAAAGATATTGGGCCATTCAGATATAAAAATGACCATGCGATACGCCCACTTATCACCCAATCATTTAAAAGATGCAGTAACAAGAAATCCACTCGCAAATAAAATTGGCGGTAAATTGGCGGTGGAATAGCCAAAAACCGCCACAATAGCCATAAATTGAAAATTCAATCAGGAAAGACAAATAAAGGAAGGGTAGCCGCAAAGAAAGGCAGGGCAACACTTTCAAGGCCATTTTGATATAATTTAGAAGGTGAAAAACACAAGAATAATGGTGCGCCTGACAGGAATTGACCCTGTCGGGTCCATGGCCACTTACGACTGCAACTGAGCCCGTCCCAGTTCCAATGGCAATCTTATTCGAAACTGAACTTCTTATGCCAGCTTCTTGCAGTGCTGCAGTTTTTGCCTCAGTCACAAGTAACAATGTTCATCACCTGATGAGGTGCATTGAATTCAACATAAGTGTGATTAAAAGTATGGCTTAGTGATGCATGTTTTGTGAGCATTGCTGTCATTTTAAATGATGTTTCTTAAGTATTAAAACCAATGAAACTTAAGCCGATTGGCGGAGCTTAATTAATTATTTTGTAGCAGCCAAACATTCTCCTTTGCTACACATTTACCCTTCATCCCACCTTCTACATCGGTACTGAAAATAAGTGTTAAATCATAATTATCCTTATAGTGTTGTCCTACCTCCTCGTTACTAATCGAAAAAGGAGGGCCTTGAACAAGGTTTTGATCGTAGTGATAAGAAATGAGTAACTGCGGAGATTGATTAGTGATTTTCATTAGGTGAGCAGTGTATCGAGGACGAATTTCATCGGGCAGGGCCACTAACGCGGCTCGGTCATAAATTGCGTTGACGGGTCCAAGTATCTTTTGGGATACTTCAAATATATCTCCCACAAATATGTCGATATCTTTTCCACTGTAGTGCTTGATTTTACCTTTTATGGCTATTTTCGGGGGGATCCCCAGTTCAGCAAATAATTGCTTAATGGCTGATTCGACCAATTCTACTCCGGCAACGCGATAGCCATTAGATAGTAACCAAGCAATATCAAGTGTCTTCCCGCATAAAGGAATAAATATAAGGCTGCCTTCAGCTAAAGCAAGTGCTTTGATGTTATTGACTAATAGTGGGTTGGCATTGCTTCGATGGAATGCAATCTCATTATTTGCCCATTTGTTATGCCAAAAATTTGCATCCATGATTAATGCTCTCTTTTATGAAGCTACAATTACTTACAAAAAACGGGTGTTATTAATAAGGATGAAAATTGCCTGTTTAACGTCCATTGTGTAGATATTCGATAATATCTTACTTTTGGTAAGAAGCAAAAAAATGAGGCACAGCGGGTTGTTGGTTGTCATCATAAGCTTCAAAACTCACTTCGCTTAGACCGCATCGTACAAATCCATCTAACTCTTCTTTATCAAGTGGGAGCGGAATATCATTTTCTTGCTCACCCTCGAGACGACTTCTGCATGAGACAAGAACATAACCCCGCAGAGCTAATAATGAAAACATCGCGTTTCGTGCCTGTATTCTGTACTTGCCAGGTAAGACTTGGATGGTATTACATTCATAGACAAGTTCAAAATTTTCTGCCCATTGTGCTGGGTAATCAAAAAGATCAGCGACTAGATAGTTCACCTTGGTGTCTGGATAACGATTTTTACAAAGTCGTATCGCTTCAGGTGAAATATCGAAAGCAGTCACCTTATATCCAGCTTCATTCAAGGCTTCAGCATCATCACCTAGGCCACATCCAATAACAATAGCTTTGCGTCCTGCATGCTTAAAAACACAATTTCTTAACCATTTTAAAAGATAAGGGTTCGGTTCAAGATCTGCCCAGAAAACGGCGCTAAAATCTCCTTCCGCATCGATATAAATACTATCAAACCAACCAGTAGGATTGTCATCTTCTTGGTACGTTGTGACCATTTTTTTGTATGCAATAGGATCAAATTTTTTCATGGCCTTCGTAACTCCTAGACCTCATATTTGTATGGACCGATGTATTTAACTTCAGCTCGGGATAAGAAAAAGAACTAAAAGCCTATTGACCGATCAGATCTTTTACCAGAAAAGATGATAAGAAAGAAAAACAGGCTCATGAACAAATTAACGGAAATATTCTGTGATGTCGATGATTATTGTAAGGTATTTATGCTTGAATGAGAAAACGACGTCTAATTGATGGTACTCGTCAACGAACTCGGCAATATAAAATGACGATGAATGGGCTGATGACTATTATCACTGCTTTCCACAGCTCACATCATTGGGATTTAAAATCTATTATAGCAGATTTGTGGCCGGGTTTTGGAAGAAGAACTCTCTACATTATTTAATTATACTAAATTGTTAGCGCTTATGCCAAAAGCGCTGACACCCTTGTGTGCTTACTTTACACATATTAAAGGGAAACCAACCGGCATAAGTTTTGTTGATTCTACACATCATTGCGGAGCTTATCGCTTACTCACTTAAAAGCAATAAACCTTCATTGAAAATACCTCCTAAGGAAGTCGATATAATGGCCGCCCCTTAACCCGATCTGAGGTTAATTACATTGCCACAAATAGTAGCTCACGATCATCTCTACCATTAAAATATCTGCAAACACATCATGCTATTAGAAAATGGGGATGGATAGCAGCTACTTAATCAAAAGATAAATCTGTCCCAGTTGATTTGCAGTTGATTTCGATAATTCGACTAAATTAACGTTTTGACCTTTGATATCAGCCAGTATTTTACCTGCGTCTTTTAAAACGATACCATCGTTACCATTAGAGAACTCACCTGCAGTCAATAAGGTTGAATATGCCCCCCCCTCCCCGCAGCAGGAATGGTTCACGCATCCATACTTGTCATAGTGAATTATCAAATTGGCCAGCTGTATTACTGGTTGATGTAATCCACATAGTCATTGATTTGGACTACATCAATTTCAATACCGTATTTGTCAGCCCCTAGTACGGAAAAGATGACCAATCATGATGTAAAAGCGCCACAGTTAACCACCATTAAGAATAAGGGCGAGATGTTTATATAAACAACTTTCCGAGCTTTTATCCCTCAGTGTAACCTTCATTGTGAAGATCAGTTACTCTCCGTCCAGACATTAGATTCATTGATCGGAACCCTAGTACCCTATTTTTTTGAAGTATTAATGATTTATATAATCATCATCCATTTACAATACATCAAGGCATGATTTGCGCCCATTAACGACAATAAAAATACCAAACACTATCAATTACGTATCAATAAACTTAGCAATAGTGCTTATGAATTAGCGCTCACTTAAGGTCCGTAAAATATGTTTCCAGTCAAGTTAGTGCAAAAAAATTGTTGTAACTAGACATAAATCAATGAGGGTTAAATTCAATTATTCTGAGCCTATGGCTCTTAAACATCACTCCATAGCGACTAAATAAAAAAGACCCAACACAGAAAGTGCTGAGACTTTGATGCTTGTGTTGTGCTGGAAGTGAAATTAATATTCAAATCGATATCGATATTATTATTTCGCTTCCAGTTAGACGATGACCACGTTTTAACAGCGACCTTTTTTGGCTTGTCCGGGTGGGCAAAAGTGATCATCATTATGATCATCATGCCGATCGTTGTATTCATGATGTTCGCCTGAAGTATTGACCTGGTCAAGCTTTTTAGTACAACCCAGTTAAGAGGCTTTTTGTAATTCTATCCGTGGCACTTGCATCTCAATTTCAAACTGATTAGGCGACTTATAGCCTAAATATGAATGCAAC